GCCCCCGAAGGGGCTCCCGGTGCTTAGATGCACGACACTCTGTGTTTGGTAACTTGCCAGATGCTGATGCACAATGAAACCGATCAGGAGAACACTGGTGCCCAACCCTAGAATTGAGAGGAATAGTTCCTTGCACTCCTATTCAGGAGAGCGTAGGAACACTATCTTCTCAGGTTGGATACCTTACACTTTGAGTTACGTAGACACTTTCGAGCAAGTGACGGAAAGTCACGGTTCGAAAGGTGGTTACGGCAACTCAAAGTGGGACGTCGGTGGGCCATGGCTGATGACTCGTTTTCGTAACGAGTTGTCCCCCATCATTCTAAATGAGGGGACTGGGCGTGGACCTTACCTTGCCACTGATGTGACAGGGTGGAGTTTCACTCCCATGCCTGAGACTACTGATGCCGAGTTAATCGGCAAAGGTACAAAGGCAATTTCAGCTACAGCCCCGAACTCGCCTTCTTTCTCCCTTCCCCGAGCAATCGGAGAGTTGAAGAAGGATGGGTTGCCTAAAATGGGTGGTACCGAAATCTGGAAAGAGAAGAGCAACTTCCTTAAAGGAAGCGGCTCTGAATATCTCAATCTGGAATTCGGTTGGAAGCCACTCATCTCAGACGTCAGACGTTTTGCTAATACTGTAACTAACCATAAGAAACTTATGGATGGTTACATAAAGCAGTCTGATGTTCGAGTACGGCGTCGTTTTATGTTCGAACCAGTGCATACGAGTCAGTCGATGTTAGGGAATTGTTTCTTAGTCCCTTCGACTCCGACTCGCAATGCTCAAGGCTCCACGATGGTGACTGAAGAGTCACGATCATGGTTTAGTGGAGCCTTTAAGTACCATGTCCCAATTGGCGTAAGCCAAGGAGAACTTTTGGACGAGCATTATGCTCGCGCCAAGAAGCTCCTGGGTGTTCGGTTAACACCGGACACTCTTTGGGAACTGGCACCCTGGTCCTGGGCAGCAGACTGGTTTGCGAATACTGGTGACATCGTCACCAATATAAGCAATCTAGGAACTGATGCCATGGTGATGCAGTACGGGTATATGATGTCTTCTTATAAACAAGAGAAGACTACATCCTTTCGGTATGGTAACCTTAGTGGTTACCAAAGATTCATAACTGAAAGGAAGAAGCGTATACCCGCATCACCATACGGTTTCGCCAGCACCTTTGATGGACTTTCCACCCGTCAAAAAGCTGTGTGCGCTGCGCTCGGAATAACCCGAGTGCGGTAATTGCAAATCACCGCCCTGGGGCACAACCGTGTCTCAGAAAGTAACTATGTCGTCACATATATCATGTGGCGTCTGATGACAGGACAACGCTGTGGCATTTGCCGATCCTCAGTCCATTACCATCAACGCGATTGCCAATTCGCTTCCGCGAACTGGCAGTGGGAACAATGAGGGTACCTTCACGAAGGATGATGCTAATCTCCGTATGGAGATCAAGCACAACTACGCGAAGCGTACCCGCAGCGTTCTTAAGCTGACTCACCGTAAGGTGGCAGCTGACCCGTTGGTGGCCGCCCAGAACCTGAACTACTCGATGGGGATTACTATCTCCGTCGACAGGCCCCCGGTTGGCTACACGCCAACCGAGGTGAAGCAGATTTGGGATGGCCTTCTGGCCAACCTTGCTGCTTCTTCTGGTGCGAACACGATCAAGCTGCTTGGAGGAGAGTCGTAAACTTTGCGACCCTACTTCAATGCACACTATCTTCATGATAGAAAAGGCTTGATCGTGCTGGGGGGGTCCGGTTTAAACCGGACCCCTCCGGGGACTATCGGCAACACAGCTAAACGGATTGACTACCCCATTAGAAAGGGGAGTACAATGAAAAGCCTGATGCTGTTCTGGCATGTGGTTCTCAAGGAATTGGGAACCTGGTGTCGTGTAAGCACTGACCGTGACTATAAAACTGTCACGGCCCGATTTGAAAATGAGGGTGATGAGTTCTTAACCATCACTCTACCAACCTACGCAAAAGACTTGGAAACGGGTCTTGAACGTGGTTGGGTAGGTCCCGACCTTTTTCTTGGTTTCAAGAAGAAGGCAAAACTACCCGTATTTCTCGGGGAGTTTATGGATCTCATTTTCGATCGCGACACTGGGCGGCTCAACGATGTAGATAGCGAAAAGCTCTCTCGCGTCGTCGATGCGGTCTTTGCTATACGTCAGCTAACGCTGATGTTCGCGAAGATCGAGAAGCAGTGCACTCCCGAGAGGGAGCAAGCTGCCATCGACAACTACATCGCCTGCGAACAGGAAATTACCGATTTCGAGAACAGAGTGATGTCTGATCTGATGGACGAAAGTCCTGATGAGGACAGGGTTGAAGTGACCTATATGGCCACTCCTGTCTCGTGGCGCGATGAACTCGCGTCCTTCAGACATATCTCGAAATGGTTGTTTGGCGAGATCTTCACCCGTTTGGATGGAGATGTGTACTACAACTCGATGGGAACTACTCATCCAGTTTATGGTACACTCTTGCCGAAACACGGCCCGGGTTCCACCGCTGATTCGCTTCTCGGAAACGAGAAGTATGATCAGTGTGAGTGGACTCGGAGATTGGAAGATGGTGGCTTCCCTTATGGGGAGTACGCCATTCCAAACTGGAGGTATTACTACCTTCTTGACCGTGTAACTTTCCTGGAACCCGGAGAAGAGCGACCTGTCAAGGTCGTTCTTGTTCCTAAAACGCAAAAGACACCTCGAGTGATCGCTGTGGAGCCTACGTGCATGCAATATGCACAACAGGCTCTTTCCAGCGCATTCGTTGAATATCTAGAAGACCCTAAATACGGTCTTCTCGATATGATCGGATTCACCGACCAGGGCCCTAACCAGGCCATGGCGATGATGGGCTCCCTTGATGGGAGCCTGGCTACGCTTGATCTAAGCGAAGCCTCCGACCGTGTCTCGAA